AAATTTAATTTTCGGTAGGTATGGCACTAAGAAGTGCCGGGGCATGAACAAAATAAAACAAATTGTAATCTTCGCCAACAGCCTCGAAGATTCTGTTCATGACATAATTATTAGCGTCAGTTGAGGGAGATATAGTCGACACAAAACGCGCATTCATAAAGTCAGACTGGTCAGACACAACAGCCATCAGACCCGCCCGCGCGTTCCTTGCTCTGTATGTAGAAACATAAGGAAACTCGACATCATAGAAAGTTTCCCCATTCTCAGTGGAAATAATTTGCGTTCCTTGATCCCCAACGCTTAGGTCTCGGTATGTCCGCGCGCCAAAACTCTTGTCAGGATTTGTCGCAACCGACGAGGGTAGGACAGCCGTGGAAATTCGGCGCGTTGTGCGACGTGCCCAATCACGCGAGATATGAGCAACAGTCTGGCCCGTCGCCGAATTATTGCGCCTCTGTATAGAGCCCTTCCACCGTACAGACCCCCTGCAAAGTGCATATGCTTGGGCAATGTACGAACGGAAAGTCCAAGACGTGTAGTTAATCGACAGTGCCGCTGGTGAAAAATCCAACTGCGCAGTGCCGAACACACTATAGCCTGGTGGTGGGAGCTGAATGGGCAAATAAGAGGTGATCTCACGCATAGCTCCAGTGCTCGCAGTGCTATAATTAACATCAACATACGCTTGCGTATAGCGCTTCATTAGCTGCCTCAATGTGGCAACTGCCTCTCCGCATGATATGTCAAAACCCAATGGAGTATACGGCACAGCATCCATATCTGTCGCCGTAGCTGCCCCATTAATATTCTGCGGCAACATGGGCCCATAACCCGCAAAAGCCTTAGCGTAAACCTCCAGATAAACGTAAACGTTAGATCCGTCAATAGGCGCTGACAACGGATTCAAGACCTCACACACAATCATCCCGTTACAAAAGTCAGTACTAGTAGCAGTAGACCTAATATTGAATGGCGCAACTGAGTTGAACGAATTCAAGATAAAAGGACTATCCAATCTACATGCATCGCGTACATTTTGCCAAGGCACAACGATCTCAGCGGAGGCCTCCTCTGCTAAATCAATAACAACCGAATTTGCAAGATTAAGCGAAGGTGACACAAAAGCGCGAGGATGAGGGTCATACCAAACACGCAGTCGGCCCTTATGATAAGGAGAGCACACAACAGTATACCTAAAAACCATATCAAACCGAGCGTGTGTGAAAAGTGACGCTACAAAGGATACGGGAGTTTGACAGACGTGATCAACATTAGCAAAGGTCTTCGCTGGAAGAGGAGCCACTGTTGGAGCCTTTGTATAAGTTGACACAGATGACTGGACCGGTGTCACAAAGGACCCCAACAGAAAAGTTCCGCGAGGATTCGCTGTTGTCCAGCTCGCTGATATCAAAAACGAAGGTCTCGACGCAATGTGGTTAACACACAACTCGTCATACTCAGTTGCACCGACAGACTGGCCAGAAATATCAGCCTCTGAACCCGCCGAAATAGCTAACCGCTCAACCGTGTCCGGCATATCATAATTAGCGAGCTGAAAGGGGACAATCTTAATTGGTATAGTTGCCTCCCTAGTCGCAGGGCGCGAGAAAGCAATATTCGAGAAACCATTCGCGGTTTCTTGCATCATGGGCCCGTACCGCTGCGCAGCATCTTGGATCATGGGCCCATATTCCATTGCCAATTCAGTAGCTTTCATAAATGCAGGCAACAATTTAGCAACTTTCTTCAATGCATCATCTATGCTAAAGCCGAGAGGCAAGGCGGTTGGAACATCCATCTCCACATTAACCATGCTAGCAAGCACGTCTATGCTAACACCACCGGTCCCGCCATTAGCGTGCTGCAATGGTATAAGCTCAATAATGCTAAGCGTCCCAATATCCCAGTATGATCCAAGACTGACCTCAATACCGGGGCGGTAATGTACGTAAGGCACAGTCATTTCGATAGATGTGTCATAACCCGGATGGAATTTAATCCCAGCTAGTTGTGACTCAATTATCTTCAAATTGACCGCAGACGCCGTAGACTGCATTGCAACCCCAAGATTATACACAGGGTCACCGGTCATCGACAGCCCCGGATGAGGTCTGTACGTTAGCATGGCTTTCCCATAATGGAATGGTGTCCCACTAATGTTCAAACGTATTTTTAAATCAGCCTTAAAGCGCGAGTAATAGCGAATCTTATCCTTAACAGAAGCAGACTGGAGGAACGACGTCCATGGATCAATACGAAAAAAGATGGGAGAACCCAAATTCCACGTCGCTGTCCCTATCGATATCTCTCGCTGCAGGAAAGAAGCCAACGCACTTGTATCACTAACAACCGGCATGTCTGCTCTAGAATGCATACTAATACCGGGGGCCGCCTTCTGTTCCAAAGTATCATTTACAACTGCATGACCAGTAACATTAGACTGCAATTCCACGTTTTCTCCCGTAACTGTATCCATAGAAAAAGTAAAAAGTGGTCTCCGACCAAACGAACATGCATAAAGCATGCGACATGAAACATGTCGGTTAAAAGCGATAATTTTTCTGAAAACTAACAAAAACTTGCTCTGCGTAGTTTAAGGACATCGCTACGATTCGGTCCGTTGGGCAGGGAACTATTCCTCAACAGTCCAAATACCCACTGCAACCTTCTCTTTACTCGGATCACGGATACTAGCAGTCATCACATCGAAAGACGGTAGCACATCTACCACAGGCACACTAGAATACTGAGGCGTCAACTTCTGATGAAGTATGTCACGCACAGCATCATAGCGATCTTTCTGGTCGGATGCGTCACAGTGCGCATAGAAAAGACGTAAAGCGGCCGAAGCCGTGTTTATACGCGAGTCTCTCGCCTTACTACGCTCGAAGGCAAGAGCTTTGCGGACAGAAGAAAGCTCCACACTACCAACACGTCTCTCAAGGGACGGACTGTACACATCCGCACACTTGAGAAAACGCAACTCTGTTGGATCGTATAACTCAGGCAACTCCTGGCCCTTAGTTGCCGCACCGTATGTCATACCCAACGAAGCTGCAACATCACGCACATGGTAGTTAGTCAGACGCAAAACTCCATCCACATTTCGCGGCGACCCAATTACATCATCTCCATACGTGCGCAAACAAACATTAGCGCGAAATGGCGTACACCTATTCTTGTCAAGAGTGTCTGCAATTAGAACACATTGAGGATTAGCGCGATAAAAAGCCATACGGTGAATCAAGGAATTATATCCCGAATTCATATATGTAGTAATTGCGACGCCCGATGGATTCGATCCACTAGCCCTGTACACAGTCCCCAAAAACACATACACTGGGCGCTCAAGAGCCTTGAGCAATGATCGAACCATATGTACCTGTTCATCATTGTAGCCACTCACACGAGCGCACTCAACTAGTATGCGCCCGAGCGCCTGCACCAATGCGAGGATAATGGAGTTATCATAATTGCTATAATCACCACCAAGCCATCCAGATTGTGAATATGATTCCAAATCCGCCATAAGCTCTCCCCAATCAGCAGACATGACATCCATGCCCACGCAATTTTCGCTAATGCGAGAATCTCGTGCAAGCGCCACAAAGAGCGGTGAGATGTACATCCGAACCAACAAATTGAAAGGCGTTGAGCCTCCGAAGAACACACGCATCCTGGTCTTATCAATACCAATAGCCTCGTCCTTAAGTGCGCTAATAAAAATTGCGCAAAACTCAGGATCATCAGCCACACGCGCTTTCAATGATTCAAACGCTGCCAACAATGGGGGGCCGGGGTAAAAATTCGTACGGCTTGGCGCCATATAATCAGTGTTAGCAGGATGAAACTTGTCACATTCTGGGTCACTGCAGGAAACTTTCAATGTACAAGCCGCCACCATATGTTTACTCTTGACACCTGAAAAACCAAAACCAGCTGCCGTGTTGAGCGGCAGGGGTTTCATATTCGATGTTCCATTTATGCCCTCAAACAAAGACGCTGGCTTAGGTTTCTCATGTGGGCCCAACTCTACTAGATAGGACGACCACTGGGTCAAGAGGTCTGCCTCCGCACTATCTAAGCAGGACAGATCCAAATCACTCTGCCGCTCCAGGCGACGAAGGGCCGAGCGGAATTGGGTCACATCCCTCTGGCGCTCTGGCAACTTATGCTTAAGAGGACCCACAATGCGATCAAATTCAACGTCATCAAGCCCAGACGGGCTCAAATTCGTACTGAAGGTACATAAAGATGACGTGTTCATACCAGCACTAGGTCCAGAATTCTCAATAAGAGTCCCGATGAACTCGACGCCGGGAATATCCTTATCCAAATACGGGTGAGGACGGTCCACCAAAGTCTTATCATCGGCCATACCAGGGAGCCTCACGAATCCCAGCGCAATGCTGGGTTCAGCAGTTGTAAGCTTTCGCGTAGCTTCCAAGGTCATCTCACGCGTAACAGTTGCGTACACAAGCCGAGAATTATTGCCAAGATTGGTGACCCCGGAAAGTATACCAGCAATCATAACACCGCGGCCACCACTTAAGCCAACACTGGCAATAAATGGAGAGCCACAATCGCCAGAAACTGGGCGCTCAAGAAAATCAGATGACAGCATAACCTTAGTATTACCTTCAAATGACACAGATATATTGGTGAGCGGCCCATGCGTGTGGTAACGGTGGCGGGTTAGCTTATTCGCAGCAGCCTGAGCAAGGGTTTTGACCGATAGAGGTGCACGAAGTATGCACAACCTTGACTCATCAACGGGGATGGCCCGCGCTTCACGCGCACGTATGGGCCACTGGGCGGGCATAAAATAATCTCGTAAGTCAGCCTCACTCCTCCCATTAATGCGAATAAAACATAAATCCTCTGTATCGGCATTGGGAATCCAAATATCGCTAATAGACACAATATGATTACTAGACTGGTGGTCAGAGCTAGACGTAATCTTAATGGTCAAAGGATTGGCTCGCAAACGCTCAAGAACTGGTTTAATAGTATGTAGATTTGTCACGTACAGTCCAGTGCAAACAGCAAGGATTACTCCAATTGTCCGTGCGGGCCCATCTTCGATAGAGTAAAACCTAGATGCTCGCTCAACAATCACGCTCAGCCCATCCAACGTGGTTGAGCACGCCTTGTCTGACAGTTGCGGGGGCACAATTTCCACGCCTTGCATCGAAAACTCTACAGCCCCCAGTGGTGTGGAGGGCACCAGCTTACGTCGCCTATATATGAGCCACGCAACAAAAGCGGACACAGCTACAAAACCCTTCGTAGCAAAAGCGGCAGCTGAAACAGCCATCCTATGCATACGCCTGGAAACAATGCCGGCGGTAATGAGACCCGCCGACACGAGACCAGCACCAAGAGCCAACCCAGTTCTCCCACGGGCTGCTGCAACAGCAGACCCGATGGCAAACAAGCCCCCTCCAGCATGTGCCTTTACTGAAAAAGATGGGGACGGTGGTGCACGCTGCCAAGGCCACCTAAGCTTGATGTTTAAAGATGTGGACGAGTCAGCCGATAACATAAATCCCAAGGCTACCACCTCTGTCTTCGACTCTTCACACATACTGCGCGAATACTCTCGCGCAACCAAACGCAGCTCTTCAATTGTCTTGTCACGGTGGGACTTTACCGCTAATGTCTCCTCAAGGCGCCTTTGCTTTGCGGCATGCGCCTTAGCATCCGCTTCCAAAAAGTCAAGCATGTCAAAGACATCCATAGGCTTATCGTTAGATCCATTAATATACTGCTTAATATACCCCAGATCGCTCTTCTCCTTATCGACCGCCAGTACCCGATAGAGTTTAAGATCCCACAAATCAGGAATAGGAACCTCACTGGGGGGCGGAACCAGTGTATCATCCAACAACGTGCTACCAGGCTTCCTATACTGGGGCTTAACCTCAACCTCCACATAAAGGTTCACACGCCGTAGCACTGCCACCGGGCAGCACTGATACAAATGAGCATTGAACCCAGGTACGTTCGTTGTCGCTGCAACTACGGACATCCTCCAAAAGATACGACCCTTGTCCACAATATCCGCCTGAACAGATGCAGTCGGTACATTATTAACTAGATCAATAAAGAGGTCCGTAGGATTAATCCCCGGTACACCATTTACAATCTTTGCTGATCCAACATCATCCAAAAGCACAGCCTGCGTGGAATTAGTCAGCCCATCAGCATGCTTAGTTTTTGCATTGTGCACATATATATCTTGTGGTTGGAGCTGCTCACCGAACATAGCAGAATACGCACGATCCATGCCGTAAGACACAAGTGAGGACTTGCCCAACCCGGAGCCACCCTCTAAGCAAAAGCAATAAGGTGCCCGGCGAAATTTTCCACGCAACGAATGAATCGCCTGCTGATACAATGTAGACACCTGCACCCGATACTGCATAACCTCCTTCGCAGGGCGCGGTTCTGCAACCGCTGCCTTGAACTTATTCTCAAGCCTGATAACCGCATCCACATACTCATTGCTAGAAGCAAAGAAATGATTTGGATACTGGCCAGTGGAGTGCAGTTCAGACGCGGTCTTCACCTTAACATACTCTTCAAACAACGAATCTCTCTTTATCAACAAAG